TCCATTCTCTTGTACCTCACCTTGTGTATCCAACCTAAGTGTTGCTGGTTGTTGTGAGACACCATTTATTAGACTTGGAATTGTTCCTGATATTAATGCCATTTTATGTTGTTGTAGTAGTAGTTTGTCTTAACTTACCTATGTCTCTCTCTATTACCCTGTATACATCATAGTCATCAAAGATGGTGTAGTCTCCTACCTCCGCTTCATACTCTAATAACTCTGCCCAAGCAAACTGTTCATCTTCCTGAAAGAACCTATGTAACTCACCTGATCCCACTACCCTATCATGAAATACACGGGCAGATCTAGCTGCTATGTACCTCCGTGCGGCCTCTGGTAGATCATCAAAGTTTAAAACAATTACTCTATCTACCTTTACGCTATCAGTGAATACACTTGTATTGTTCTCTCTATCATACAGTTTACCACCTCGTTCAACTATGTCTTTGGTTGAGCTTCTAACTTTAGATGTTGTATCAATTCGTAAAACATTTGATCCTAAAACTATTTCCCCATTTGCATCTGGTGTGTATGTAACTTGAAGATCTAAATTGAATACCCATCCCTTAGATTGTACTGCACGTGAGATGTTAGAGAGTATCTGTTTAGCAATACTGGCATCTTGAAGTCCTGCTAAGTTATCTAAACTAGAAACTGGCTGTTCTCCAATCGTTACCAACATGGTATTGACTGCTTCTAATTCAGTCATTCTATTTAGACTCATGTTACCTTTCTAATGTAGTAAAAAAAAGGGAGTACCCTAATTAAAGAGTACTCCCAAAAAGAATTACCTTGATCTTATAGTCCTTGGATCAAAGCAACTGAACACGCAGGGCGCAACACGTTGTGTCCCATTGCATACTTAGATACCATCAATGTACCTTGTCTGTTGATCTGGTACTCAGACTCAACGGAAAGATCCATTAACTTACATGTAGCAACTGCATCCATTGTCATTACTAATCCAATGACACGTTGGGCAACAGCGGATATTCTCGCTGTAATCCTCGTTCCAGCAGTAGCGTTGTTATTAGTTACTTCTGTAGTCCATGCATTGTGATCAGTACTACCTGTGTCATACTGAGTAGTACGAAAAGATTCACCAAGTAAAGGTTGATCTGAACCCCATGCAGTTGTTCCAGTTTTATGTTGACCTACGTTACCCGCAATAGTCCATAAAGCGGAGTTCCAAGTAGTTGTTCCAACACTAAATGAACCAAGGTGGTTAGTCACATACACAGGCATCCCTAAGATTTGAGGGACTGCACCTGTCATTGGGCTACCAGTTCCACCTATATCACGGTTGAAGATAACTAGGTCATTAAGTGGATTTGATCCTGAGACCTTAAACATATCGAAATATGTATCATTGTTTAAAACAACGAAAGGTTCACCGGGTACATCCGCATTTTGCAGGATACGCTTTGCATCCATGATTGCCTGTGCAATAGACTGAGGCTCTCTGGATTTAGCAATATCTGAGGTTGCTCCAGCAGTTGCCCCAATGACAACATTCTGGGTGAAATCCTCATCTGCAAATGATGAGTACTCTTGAATCATTGGTGCACCTGCGGTGAGACCAGCCATAGTAGCTGATTCACACAAAGCACCTTTAATTGCGAGTCTCAAGATATTTTGGTCAGCAACTTTACCGAGACCAAATCCTGCCTCCTGAGTGTATATAGAACGTATGTCATAATGAGACATTGCTTCGTCAATGTTCGGAATGAACTGAGCATTAACTAACAGGTCATCAATCGAAACGATTCTCTCACCCTGCTTGGCAGCAGTCGGTACGATTTCCTTTCCCGGTGTATGGTAACCCGCATCACGGTACTTACCTGTCATCGGAAACTGGGCTGACTTACCTTTTGATATTGTTCGCACACGATGCAAAGGCATCATGATATTCTTAGATTGGAACGCTGTAAGCACTTCTCCTGCATACAGCTTGAGGAATAATGCACGACCTTGACCAGTAGATCCAGTTGTTGCATTATCCACACCCGCCCTATGAATTGCGGTATAGTCTTGTGCCATATTGTTTTTCCTTAGATTAAGGGTTATTGGTTAATAACTCGGAAATCTCGGTCTCACAAGGTTCGGTACAAAGTTATCCTACGCATAGGGCTAGGTCTTACTTTTTGGTTTTGTCCTTTGTTTCTTTGTTAGAGCACACTTGAAAATCTCAACTTCTGTGCCACACGTGCACGGTAAGCTGGATCTTGTCCATACTTCGGATCGCTCATTGCCGAAGTAAGTTCTGCTAGTGATTCAAAGCGAGGAGCTATGTCCTCTCCTACATCACCAGACAGTAGGTTTGGTGGTATACCCACCGAATTTTGATAACGAGCTTGCATACCTAGTACAGCAAAGTTAGTATTTGCATCTAGGTTTTCAATTTGTTTATTGTAAGCTTCAACTTCCCAAGGTTGTAGGTTGTCTGCTGCCCACTCCATCATCAGATTATAATTCTCCTCTCCACCTACCTCGTTATATAGGTGTTCAACAGCTTGTTCAGCTACAGCTTCTTGGCCTTCTAACCAAGTGGAAACCATCTGTTCGGATATTCCTTGTTCATCAAGAGCTTTTATTGCTTCCTTAGATAAGGTACCTGTCTCATTATACTCATCTTGAAACACACTAAAGTCTAATCCCCTATCATCAAGTAGTTTGTGTACTTGAGAGGGCGTGGTGTTCATTATTTCTGGAGCTTCCTCATTTTGGAATCTCTCTTGCTCTGCTTGTTGCTGTCTTTCTTCTGAACTTGAATGGAATTGTCGTTCTAAATTATTGTATGCTTGTGCTAACTCTTCAGCAGAACTGAATTTTTCAGGGAGCCACTCAGGTCTATCATCATTTCTAGTGTACAGTTCTTCTGATTGGTCACTAGGTTGAATAGGTTCCTCCATTTTAGCAAACATGTTATGTACATGTTCTGATGATCCTACTTGATTTGTACCTTCTCCTCCATATGTTTGAACTTCTTCTGTCATTATGTTTCCTTCTTACTGTGTGTTAATTATGCATTACCCATTTGTTGTGTCATAGCTTCTTGCATTTGTTGAGCCATCTCAGGATTATTAGCCATCTGATCATTCATACCTTTGACCATATTTGGCGTTGCTCCTTTAATAACATCAGCTTGCATTTGTGCTTGCTGTGCTTGCTCCATTTGTGCTTGCTGTGCTTGTTGGGCTTCTGCTTGTTCCTGTTGAATCTGTTCATCAGTCTTGATCAAACCTCCTGTGTCAATACCAAGAGATGCTCCTAGTCTATCCATGTAATCATCAATGTTTAATTTCTGTGATAACACTTCTGGCCCTAGTGGAGTTAGGTACTCTAAGAATTGAGATAGTTTGTTTAGATCTTGACCACGACCTAACGCTTCCATACCAGTAACAATCTGTGGTTTAACTGACTCTTTTGGAAACTTAGGCATCTTCTTCTTCTTAACCATTTTACCAAGAAGAATATTGATCAGTGGTAATTGGAACTCTTGAGAGAGAACAGAGTACACACCACCAAGAGCACTTTCTAATTCTTGTGCCATGAAGCGTATTTCTTCTGCTGTTACTCTTTCAGCGTTCCTTTGAACAGAGGAATTAAGAAGGAAAGCCGCAGCTAACCTTTCTTGTATATCTCTTAACATATCCTGTGCAATTCTAAAGTCATTAAACTTATCAACTTGCAATGTAGATACGTCATTTTTATCACCTTGTACTATTGCACCGCTTGGTGCATCAGCTATTGTTTTTATTCTAGTAGTACCGTTAGGTCTAACTAAGAATAATACTTTGGAAGCAGCCGCAGATCCCTCCACAATAGCTTGAGATAGTGCTTCAAGTGACTTAAGATCCCCAAGGTACTCTTCTACTAAACCTCGACCATAAGACTCTCCATCAACTCTACTAAAACGTAGTGGAATAAATGGGTTCTTATCAATAGGAAATTTGCCGAAGGATTCGGGGATAATAGTAGATCCTATTTCTTGATGTATGTGCCAATACTTTCCCTTATTGCACACATAAGTAAATAGCTCATAGGGCTTGTCAGGAGACTCAGGGGAAAGTTCCTGTGGTGAAGGAAGCCCTAGAGCTACTCTTGCGTTTTCCGGTACAGTTTTTGCATCCAGTGATTCTTTAGTTATTATGTAAAGTAGTTTACCCATTGGATCACGTTTGCATACAAACCTATCCAAGTGGAACACTCTCATACCACCTTCTTCTGGTAGATAGAGAAGGCAATTACCTGTAGTTATTAAATGTTTTAATGCTTCAAATACTGGGACACGGTAGGCTTCTGTTTCTATCTCATTCATAGCCGAGCGTTCAATCTTTGCAAACCCTTCTTCAACTGCTCCCCTTTGTTCTGGGCCGACTAACTCTTCTATATCAAAATCATCAATGGTTAGTCTAAAGAATGGAGAGTTAGGTGGGAGAAGAGTTAACAAAAGTTTACTTGCTAGGTGATTGACACCTCTTGCTCCAATACTTTGATAGGGGGTTTGGAAGGTAGTAGTCCAATTTGAACCTTGGTCTTTGAGTAAGGTAGGTATTGTTAGTTTAGCACACTCTCTAGCCCTATTAAGGTAAGCTTCCCTTTGGGAAAATCCTTGTTCATATAGACTCTTAAGTTGAGCACCTTCATAAACATTCTTCATACTCTAGCACCTGATGACCCTTTCTTTTGAATCTTTCTTAGTTTTCTTTTACCACCTGAACCTACAGTATTCTTTTTAGTAGTAGCGAGTAAGTCCGAACCTCTCATATTTTGTCGCCCACCTTGACCCATTGTTGCAGATTCTCCCGGTGTTCTAGTACTACCGGGGCCATCTTTCGGTGTTAATGCATTTATCATACCACCGCCCCCCATTTTTTCTGCTATTTGAGTTTTGTAATACTTTAGTCCACCTTTAATATCTTCACCAAGTCCTAGAGTATTATTTTTTAGGTTGGTTACCCCTGTACCTAACGTGTTTCTTAGGTCTGTTGTAGTCTTAGTAATTGATTTACCTACATCTTTACCAACATCAAGGACACCTTTTCCTATATCTGTAACTCCTTTCCCTAGATCTGTAACTACCTTTGGTAAGTCAACCTTTGGTTTGAGTATGGGTATTGGAGGAGGTTTGAAGAGATTTGGATTCGGTAAGTTAACCTTTGGTAAGTCAACCTTTGGTAAGTCAACCTTTGGTTTTAAATCATTTATGGATTTATGAGTGTGTGGTATATTAATTCTACGGTAACCTGTATACCTGTTCCCTATTCTCTTTGTTCTTGAGTGGCACAGAGTTACTTCTCCATCATAGTCAAAAGACTTTGAGGATTCCTCAACTAGTTCTCCTTTGTTATCATCCCATGTGTAGATAACTTCAGTATAAATCTTCATGCTGTATCTCCTTTTGGCTTTTTCTTTCTAACAGTTAGATTTGCGGATGCTCCTTTAGGGTCTTTATTATCTGTCCCAGAGAGATCTGCTTTTTTACCACTACCTGAACTTGTTTGAGTTTGTCCACTAGATGAATAGTTTGCTTCAGATGTAGATGTATCTTCCTCTTCTTGGTATGGGCCACCAGTTCCCGGTATGGATTCAGTATTTCTCCTTATGATTTCTCTTCCGTCCTCCATACCCATTTCAAATGAGTCATACATATCTCCGCTAACTTGTCCAGCATTATGTTGAGCCGCTTGTGTTTGAGGATCTACCTTCTCCTTTCTATATTGTCGTGCTCTTTGATCTGCTGAGTACTTAGCATCTGTTAGTGTTTGTGTGTTCTCACCTAAAGTTCCACCGCCCATATATTATCCTTCATTTATGAATAGTCTCCAATCCCCGCCTTCTGTACCGGGGAGGTAATTTAGTTTTTTAGATAGTAAAGAAAAGTACGGAGACTCAGGTTCACATGGTAAAACAAATCTATGTACTCCTTCATTAGCTAGAAGGGCACTCATTGCTTGGAATA